TTTATTTACCCTTGGCAGGCTCTACTTTCAAGAAAGTTTACTTCGATGAGGCCCTAAACCGCGTTGTCAGCAAGTTTGTGCCTGCTGAAAACCTTGTTGTGCCTTACGAAACAAGCAGTTTAGAGACCTGCGCATGTATTACTAACGTTATTTCAATGCCTTTAAACCAACTTCGCAAGCTTCAGGTGTCTGGTTTTTACCAAGACGTCCCTGTTTTCCCCGGTCAAGAGGTGGGAGACGAGCTAACAGACGAAATAGACAATATTCAGGGAGTAAAAGCCTCAAATATTAGTCACGATGTGACTTTGTTGGAATTCCACGTCGAGCTAGACCTTCCGGGGTTTGAAGATATCGACGAATCAGGAGATGAAACCGGAATAAAACTTCCTTATGTCGTTACGATTGTTGAAAACAGTGGAGTTGTGCTCTCAGCTCGCCGTAATTATGCTGAAGACGACGAAGAAAGGAAAAAAATTCAGTATTTTGTTCATTATAAGTTCCTTCCTGGTTTTGGTTTCTATGGTTTGGGTCTAATCCACACTATTGGCGGCCTATCTAGGACGGCCACAGCGGCCCTCAGACAGCTTATCGACGCAGGTACGCTATCTAACCTTCCCGCAGGCTTTAAAGCCCGTGGAATGCGAATACGTGACGATTCTGAGCCCCTACAACCGGGAGAATTCCGTGATGTAGATGCTCCAGGCGGCGCTATTCGAGATAGTTTGATTCCGTTGCCATTTAAAGGCCCAGACAGCACGCTATTCCAGCTCTTAAGCTTTGTTGTACAAGCCGGGCAGCGTTTTGCCACAATCACCGACTTAAAAGTCGGTGACGGAAATCAGAATGCGCCGGTCGGCACTACCGTGGCCATGCTTGAGCAAGGTAGCCGGGTCATGAGTGCGGTCCACAAGCGCCTGCATTACGCTATGCGGCAGGAATTTAAGCTCCTGACACGTGTAATGCACGAATCGCTGCCTCAAGAGTATCCGTTTTCGGTTGAAGGTGGCGATGAAACGATTATGGCGTCAGACTTTGACGACCGCATAGACGTAGTCCCTGTATCAAACCCCAACATTTTCTCCCAGGCGCAGCGTATTGCTTTGGCTCAAGCGCAACTTCAAATGGCTACGCAAGCCCCGCAAATGCACAACATGCATGAGGCCTTCCGTCGCATGTACGACGCTTTGGGTGTGAAAGATGTAGATAAGTTGTTAAATCAGCCTAGTTCTCAAGAGCCGATTCCTAAGGACCCAGCACAGGAAAACATTGATGCGCTGGAAAACGTGGGGCTTAAAGCCTTTGACGGTCAGAATCACGATGCGCACATTGTGTCGCACATGCTGTTTAGTGCTTCGCCAATAGCTGCGCAAACGCCTTCTATTATTATGGCCTTGCAAAAACACGTTACGGAACATGTAAAGATTAAATCAGAAGAAATGGCTATGATGCAGTTTATGCAACAAAGTCAGGGACAACCGCCAACCGACGATCAAATGCTCGAGATCGAAATGATAATTGCGCAAAACATTTCTCAAGAGCTACAGAATGTACGTCAATTGAGCATGCAGATAGCTGGTCAAGGACAACCGCAACAGCCGCAAGGCCCTGATCCGTTAATTGCGCTAAAAGAGCGTGAAATCGGTATTAAAGAGCAAGAAGCCATGGCGGACATACAAGAAGGACAAGCTAAACTAGATTTAGAGCGTCAAAAAATGATGGAACGTAGTCGTCAGTTTGATGATCGGCTTCAAAGCCAAGAGCAAATGACTGCGCAACGATTAGACGCTCAAGCTGAAAGAGAACTATTACGATTACGTGCTAACAGAGGAAATCAATCATGAGAACAGTAAAAGTTAACGGAATGGCCCCCGGCAAAGCTCCTGCGGCCACTAATTATGCGGATGTCAAAGGCCAGGGACGTATCCCGTATGCCAAAGCTACTGCGGAAAAAACGCCACAAACGAAGACCGGCACTATCACTAAAGGCAAGAGCCGTGGTATGGGTGCTATGCTTCGCGGTGGCGACTTTACTATTTGTTAGGAGAGAACCATGCCTTTGATGCGAGGAAACAACCCTAAGCAGATAAGTTCTAATATACGTAAGCTTAAGAAAGAGGGTTACCCACAGGATCAGTCGGTGGCTATTGCTCTTTCTAAGGCGGGTAAAACAAAGAAAATGTCACAGGGTGGCGCGCTTAAAGCGTTCAGTCCAATAGTTCGTGTAAAGCAACGATTCCAAGGGGTGTTCTAGCCCTTTTTATTTCACTATGCCTAAGGTATAAGATATACTCCAATCTTATGGGATAATCCTATACGGAGGAGTTATGGAGGACCTTTATATCGTTCAATTTATCCAAAAAAGGATAAAAGAGCGCAAAAGCAACATATTAGATCTTCTTGAAAACAACGGAATTAAATCTATGGAGCAATATGCTTCTTTGATGGGAGAACTTAATTCTTTGCATTATATACAACAGGAACTCTCGGACCTGCTAGAAAAACAGGAGCTAAAAAATGATTGAAGTCCCCGGGCATATAGCCGATGAACTAGAAGCGGAGAAAAAAGCTAAAGACGCGCAAGCGGCTCAAGCTAAAAAAGAAGAAAGTATAGACAACAGTTATGTTGAGTCGGAATCCCGCGTTTTAGATCCTACTAAAGTTAATAAATCTATGATTGAACGCATGCCCAATCCAACGGGCTGGCGCATGCTTATTTTACCTTACCGTGGAAAAGCCAAGACTGATGGGGGCATCTATATCCCGGATAAAATCCTGGACGATGGCCAGATTCAAACAGTTGTTGGTTATGTCCTTAAGCAGGGCCCATTGGTCTATGCGGATACGGAAAAGTTCCCGGACGGTCCTTGGTGTAAGGAAAAAGATTGGGTTGTTTTTGCTCGTTATGCGGGGTCTAGATTCCGTATTGATGGCGGAGAAGTTCGTATTCTCAATGATGATGAGATTTTAGCGACGATAGACGACCCCGAAGATATTATTAGCTTTTAAAGGAGTTTGGCATGGCTGAAGAGAAAAAAACTAGTGTTGATGATGGCACAGTAGATATTGAAGTTGGTGAAGGTTTTGAACCCGAAGAGGTGGAAATAGATTCGAATCCTGAAACTGAAGCTGATGGGGTGGAGATAAATGTTGCCCCGGAGGAAGAAAACGAACATGAAGAATATTCTACGTCTGTTAAAAAACGCATAGATCGTTTGACTAAAAAAATGAGAGAGGCGGAAAGGCAGAGAGAAGAGGCGCTTAAATACGCCCAGGGCGTTCAAAGCGAGTCCGATCAAATTAAAGCAAAGCTTAAAGCCGTAGACCAAGGGTATTTGAATGAATACGGCGGTAGGCTAACAGCAGAAACGTCCGCGGCTCAAGAAGCTTTTAAAAGGGCTATAGCTGTGGGTGACCCAGACGCCACTCTTGAAGCCCAAAAAAAGCTTACAGAGCTCCAGTTTTCAGCGTCTAAGCTAGAAGAAGCTAAGCGAGTTCAGGCTAGGAATCAAGCTGCTCAACAACCACAAGCTGCTCAACAACCACAAGTTGCTCAACAACCGCAGCAACAATACCAACAACCTGCGCCTAAAGCGGACCCTAGAGCAGAGGAGTGGGCCGAAAAGAACGATTGGTTTGGGTCAGACAACACTATGACTTTTGCTGCGTATGGGATACACAAACAACTTGTTGACGAAGCGTTTGACCCGACGAGCGATGACTATTATGATGAGCTAGATAAACGAATACGTGGAGAATTTCCACACAAGTTTTCGGATAACGGGGCTAAGCGACGAACCGCCCAAACTGTCGCTGGCGTATCCCGCACAAGTTCGTCAAAAGGGCGCAGGCAAGTAAAACTCACGCCAAGCCAAGTCGCTATTGCGAAAAAGCTAAACGTGCCACTCGAAGAATACGCGAAATATGTCAAATAAGGAGACGATTATGGCTGCTAAAAAACAAGGTTTTGAAGGTATTGATCGTTCTTCTCGCGCTAAAGACAACAGGGAGAAAGAGCAACGGCGTAAGCCTTGGGCTCCCCCATCCATGTTAGAGGCACCGCCTGCACCCGAAGGGTACAAGCACCGGTGGATACGTAAAGAGGTTCGTGGTTTTGACGACCGCAAGAACATTTCTGCACGTATGAGAGAGGGATATGCTCTTGTAAGAGCAGATGAATATCCAGATTTTGAAGCACCGGTAGTGGATTCAGGTAAATATGAAGGTGTTTTTGGCGTTGGAGGTCTTTTACTCGCACGCATTCCATTAGAAACTCTAGCGGAAAGGTCCGAATATTTTTCCGGAAAAACGCAAGATCTTATGGACGCTGTCGATCACGACATGATGCGAGAAAATGCTCACTCAACCATGGCGATCAATAAACCCGATCGTCAATCTCGTGTAACTTTTGGTGGCTCTAGAAAGAATTAAGCCGCCCCTTTAGGAGAAATACATCATGGCAAATCAAGCAACTGCCTATGGTCTTCGCCCTATTGGACTTGTTGGTAGCGGTGTGAATAGTACGGGTGTTACCCAGTATGAAATTGCATCTAACAACACCAATGCTATATTCCAGTATGGAATTTGTGTCCCTACAACGGCCGGTACTATCGACCAGGCAGGTGATACAGCAGGCGGCACAGTCGTCGCATTGGGAGTCCTAATGGGTGTTGAGTATGTTGATTCGGTTTCAAAGAAGCCTATATGGATTAACTATTGGCCCGGTTCTGGTAGCGTCAGCGTGGATACTAACTATCCTGTTAAAGCTTTCGTAGCAGATAATCCGAACCAATTGTTCCAAGTTTCTACCGATGCAACTTTTACAGACAGAGCAACTGCTCTAGCCGCTGTTTTTAGTAACGCTTCTTTGGGCACTTCTGCTCGAACAGGTTCTACTGATAACGGAAACTCCAATTCTCAATTTAACGTGGCCTCTGTAGCTAATACAGCAACGTTACCATTGAGAGTTGTTGGAATTGTTGACGATGAAGCAAATAGCGATTACACAGCCGCGGGTATCCCGATGATTGTGCGTCTAAATGCTCACGCTAACGCTAACGCTGGTGGTTTTGCTTCAGAAACCACTGCCATAACCACAGGCATTTAAGAGGGCTAAATCATGGCTATATCTCGCGCACAACTAGCGAAAGAGCTGGAACCCGGACTAAATGCTTTGTTCGGTTTAGAGTATGATCGTTATGAAAACGAGCACGCAGAAATCTTCGACGAAGAATCTTCTGATCGTGCATTCGAAGAAGAAGTGATGTTGTCAGGATTTGGCACGGCACCCGTTAAAAATGAGGGTAATGCCATTTCGTTTGATGACGCGCAGGAGACTTATACTGCACGTTATACTCATGAGACCATTGCTTTGGCATTCAGCATTACTGAAGAAGCGGTTGAGGACAATCTTTACGATCGTCTTGCAGCCCGCTATACACGCGCTCTTGCACGCTCAATGTCCCAGACTAAGCAGATTAAAGCTGCTTCTGTCTTGAACAATGCGTTCAATACAGCAGTGCCTGTAGGCGATGGTGCGGCACTTTGTTCCGCAGCTCACCCTTCATTGTCTGGCAACCAAGCTAACCTTTTGGCCACTCCGGCCGACCTTAACGAGACGTCTCTTGAGCAAATGCTCATTAACATCGCGGGTCTAACGGATGAACGTGGTCTTAAGATTGCGGTACGTGGCATGAAGTTGATTATTCCTAAAGAACTGCAATTTATTGCAGAGCGAGTAATTAACTCTAACCTGCGTCCTGGCACTGCCGATAACGACATCAATGCTACTAAGTCTATGGGGATGATTCCTGACGGTGCGGTGGTTAATCACTTCCTCACTGATACAGACAACTTCTTTATTAAGACTGATGCTCCTAACGGTTTTAAGATGTTCAACAGAACTCCTCTTAAAACTGCGATGGAAGGCGACTTCGATACTGGCAACATGCGATTCAAGGCCCGTGAGCGTTACAGCTTCGGCGTCTCAGATTGGCGTGCTGTGTACGGTAGCGGCTCATAAGACTTCGGTCTTTTTAGGAAAAGGGGCGGCTTGTGCTGCCCTTTTTTTTATCGTATCTTATATATGTCCCTGACAGTCGCATCCCGCGACTGACACTAGCCACGACAGGAGATCTTCATGGCGACTACTACTTTTTCTGGTCCTATTAAGGCCGGTACAATTCGTAACACCATTGGTACAACCGTTGGCACAAACGTAGCTAACACTGGTTTTGCAACAATGGCCCAGTCTATTATCGTAGATATTACCGGTGCCAGTGCTTTAAACCAAAGAGTTGCCATAGTCCCTGCAAACTCTCAAATAATTGACGTTATTTTAAACGTTACTACCGCTAACACTGACACGGGTGCGGCTACCGTATCGGTAGGTACCGCCGCAGATGCCGATGCTTTCCTAGCCACTGTGGATGCCAAAACTTTGGGTACAACCCACGGCACATTGGACACAGAAGCCACTAATGTTGGCACTACTGACCTAGAGGTTCTTGCGGATTTCACCGGGGCTAATGGTGATGGCACGGGTGCTGGAACGGTTACTGTTGTGTATCTTCAGAATAACAATCTTACATAAGCTACTTTTAAGGAGAAGCGTATATGTCGGGTTCTGATACTTTAGCAAAAAGAGTAACTGGCACCGGCTCTGTCGGTGTTGGTCCCGCTCGTGTCCGGGGGTTCCAAGTAACCACGGGTGCCGGGGCGGGAAGGCTTACCATAACGCAAGGAAATGGTGGCGCTACGGCTATAGACATAGATTTTGGAGCAAGCACGTCTGATTCGGTTTTTATACCGGATGAGGGCGTAAGAGTGTCAGATATATATGTCTCGGTTTTAACGAATATAACTGCTGTAACTATATTCTATAATTAACTGGGGTTTTTATGGCCACTACAAAGGCTGTTAAAAGAACACCTTCTGGTAAAGTTTCTTATAGAGGAGAGACGTTTTCCGGCTATAACAAGCCTAAAAGGACGTCTGGCGGTAGCAAGAAGTTTGCCGTGTTGGCCAAAAAAGGCGATGACGTAAAGCTTGTTCGTTTTGGGGACCCTAATATGACCATTAAAAAGGACATCCCTGCTAGACGAGCAAGCTTTAGAGCACGTCATAAATGCGATACGGCAAAGGACAAGTTCTCGGCACGTTACTGGAGTTGTAAGAAATGGTAGGTAACGAGGTTTTAGATTAGCTTAGGAGAATTATCATGGATCAAGGTTCTAATTGTAGTCCCCGTAAAAGAGAAGCCATGGGTATGATGTATGGTGGAGAAGCTAAAAAAATGGCTAAAGGCGGTTGTGCCGTTAAAGGCATGAAAGTTGGCGGACCTGTAAAAATGGCCAAAGGCGGTTGTGCTGTTCGAGGCATGAAGTAATGGCTAGGCGTGGTCTTTATTCAAACATAAACGATAAAAAGAAACGTATAGCGGCGGGTTCGGGTGAGACAATGCGTTCTCCGGGAACTAAAGGTGCTCCAACTGCCGCCGCGTTTAAAAAAGCGGCGAAAACTGCTAGGAAGAAATAATGGCTGTTTCTGGATCAAAAGATTTTGAATTAGACGTCTCCGATTATATCGAAGAGGCGTTTGAGCGATGCGGAAAAGAGATGCGTACAGGTTACGATCTTAAGACCGCTAAACGCTCTTTAAATCTTTTGTTTGCAGATTGGGCTAATCGCGGTCTGAACCAGTGGACTATTCAGCAGGTGACCACCACGCTGACGCAGGGTGTATCGGATATTACGGTAGGCGCTGACACCATTGATATTTTGTCCATAGTAGTTCGCCGGGACAACACCGATTACGGAATACAGCGTTTAAGCAGGGATGATTACATTAATATTCCGAATAAAACGCAACAGTCTAGGTCGTCACAATGGTTTCTAGACCGCTTAATTAGCCCCGTTTTGAAACTGTGGCCTGTTCCAGACAATAGCACTGACCAAATTATATATAATCGTTTAGTTCGATTAGACGACGCAGATACGGCAACCAATACGTTGCAGATACCTTTTCGCTTTTATCCCGCGCTTGCCGCGGGTTTGGCATACTACATCGCCATTAAAAAAGCGCCGGACAGAATACAACTTCTTAAAACGTTGTACGAGGAAGAGATGCAGCGTGCGATGGACGAAGATCGTGATAGGGCTTCGTTTAATGTTGTTCCAAGCTTAGCGTATTCTAGGAATTTGTAATGGGAAAGTTTGCTACGGGTAAAAATTCCTACGGCATATCCGACCGCTCCGGGTTTCGTTACAAGCTTAACGACATGAAAAAAGAGTGGACCGGAATGCTTGTTGGTAAGGACGAGTTCGAGGTCAAGCAGCCTCAACTAAACCCTCGTCGCAAGGTTATCGACCCTCAAGCTTTGAAAGATGCCCGTCCGGACAGGGTTGAGCCAACGGTTGTTTATGCGGGGCTTCCTTTAGTTACCGCTCCTGATTTAGGCCCGGTCACTGGTTTTGGTCAAGTAGGTAGCGTTACGGTGGTGATTACATGAGTCTTACGTACGACCAGCTTAAAACAGCGATACAGGACTACACTCAGAACGAAGAGACTAGTTTTGTTAACAACCTGCCGTTGTTTATTCGTGTGGCCGAAGAGCGCATTCTGAAGAACGTGCAACTAACGTTGTTCCGCAAGAACGCCACTGCAAATATGACCGCAAACAACCAATATCTTGCGGCACCTAGCGATTTTTTAGCTCCGTTTTCTTTGTCTTTCACAGACGGAAATAACGATAAAAATTTCTTAGAATACAAAGACGTCAACTTTGTACAGTCGTTTAACACCGATTCTAGCACTACCGGAAACCCTAGATACTATGCCTTATTTGACGTAAGCAATTTTTTAATAGGCCCGACTCCGAATAACAATTACGTAGTGGAGCTTCATTATTTTTATCGCCCAGCTAGTTTAACAGCGGGAGCGGGAAGCGGAACAACCTGGTTGAGTGAAAATGCCGAGTTGTCTCTTCTGTACGGATGCTTGATAGAAGCTTATACGTACATGAAAGGAGAGCCGGATATCATGCAAGAATACGAAAAACGCTTTACCGAAGCCGTTATTTCATTAAAGAACTTCGGTGAAGCCAAAGAAGTCACTGATGCATATAGAACTGGACTTATCATTAGAGATAAAGCTTAATTTAAGAGGAAAGTAAAATGGCTATTACACAGGCTATGGCAACATCATTCAAAGTCGATATTCTTGACGGAACTTTTGACTTTAGCAGCGGCACAGCACAGGTCTTTAAACTGGCCTTGTACACGTCGTCAGCTACGCTAGGTGCGACTACTACTGCGTATTCAGCGACAAACGAAGTCTCAGGCACCGGCTACAGTGCAGGCGGCGGCACGTTGACTATCTCAGCTAACCCTGCTTCTAGCGGCACTACTGCGTTCTTGGACTTCGCCGATCTGACGTTTTCTACTGCGACAATTACTGCTCGTGGCGCTTTGATTTACTTGGCTAACGGCGGCACTAACCCTGCTGTTGCGGTACTAGATTTTGGTGTGGACAAGACCTCGACTGCGGGCGACTTCACTATTGTCTTCCCTGCGGCTGACGCGAGTAATGCGATCATTCGGATTGCCTAGTAGATGGCTGATGTTACGGTCCCACTCTCCGGTTGGGGATTTAGCACTTGGGGTACAGATTCGTGGGGCGAAGGTAATGCCCTGCCGGTTGCTACAGGTGAACTAGGAACCGTAGGCGTAGTAGGCAACGCAGTTGTCGCAGTCACAGGGGTTGCAGGAACCACGGCGTTAGGGACTGCTGAAGCTATAATTAGCCAAAGTGTTTCGGTTACAGGGCTTAGCGCCACAGGTGAGGTAGGCACGCTTAGGTTTGATGCAACGGTTCTTTTGGGTGGTTGGGGTCGCGGAGTCTGGGGGCAAGGCTCTTGGGGTCAGTCTCTAGGCATACAGGCCACAGGCGAACTAGGCTCGGTTACAGTCCAAGAAGGCACAGGAGTCTCGGTTACCGGTGTACAAGCTACAGCGACACTGGGCAACATTGCAGTAAACGCCGATGGAGCGATAAACGCTCTTGGCAACGCAGCTACTGGTGAGGTAGGCACAGCAACTGTAGTTG